GCCTTGAGATTGGCAGTTCTGAGGTTGTATTTAACGACCCCAGCAATGATGTTGACTTCCGCGTGGAGTCAAACGGCCAGACCCACATGCTGTTTGTTGATGGAGGGAATGATCGCATAGGGGTAGCCACCACAGCGCCTGTTGAAATGCTGCAAGTGGCAGGCAGTGTGTGCGGGACTAGCTCTAGCGCTGGCTTTGCTGCAGGTCCTGCCCGCAGCTTCCTTGATTATGACTCAACCAGTAGCATTGGTCGGTTTGGTGTTAGCAGCGGCGCGGATACATCCGCAGAGAGTCTGGCTTTTTATATTTCGGCAGATTCATCAACAGGCTGCTCTGAAGCAGCACGTATTGATTCAAACGGCAGGTTGAAGGTTGGAGGAACTGGAGACCCGAGCAATAAAAACACAATTACGCCAAAAGTTCTTGTTGATGGCAGTGGCGTCAACGGTGCTCTGCAAATTAACCGCTTCACAGCTCCTGGTGGTGGAGGAAGTCAGTTGCTGCTCTCAGCCACGAGAGGTTCATCTGCGACCAGCTACACAGCTGTTCAAAGCGGTGACGGTCTTGGCACCATCGATTTTTGTGGTGCCGATGGCGATGAATTTGTAACCGCTGCCAGTATTCAAGCTTCAGTAAGTGCAGCTTGTGGCGCCGATGACATGCCTGGGAAATTGGTAGTTAAGACGACGGCCGATGGGGCTAGCAGCCCTACGGAGCGAGTGGCTATTGACCACAACGGTTTTGTGAACATTGGTGCGCATACTCTCCCATCCTCTACACCTGGGGTGCAGATTAAAGGCAACGGTAACCTTATTTTTTGTGTACGGGGAGATACTGGCGAAGTTCTTTCTTTTCACGCCAACACCAGCAGCAAGGTTGGAAACATTGTTGCCAATGCAAGCAGCACAACTTACAACACTTCTTCCGACTATCGCCTCAAAGAAAACGTTGTTAATCTCAGCGGCGCTATTGATCGAGTAAAACAGCTCTTACCTAAGCGATTTAATTTTATTGTCGAGCCGGATACAACTGTTGACGGTTTCTTAGCTCACGAAGCGCAAACGGTTGTTCCTGAAGCTATCACTGGAACGCACAACGAAGTCGATGATGACAACAATCCTGTGTACCAAGGGATTGATCAATCAAAACTTGTGCCGCTGCTGACGGCTGCATTACAAGAAGCGATTGCCAAGATTGAAACCCTTGAGACAAAAGTTGCAGCCCTTGAGGCCGGCTAAGTAAACTTGCTCTGACTTCACTTAATCATGGCTAACACCTACGTTTGGAAAATTGTTGATCTCAAAAAAGATCTCAGCGACGGGTTTGCTCATACAGCTGATTGGGTTGTGACCGCAATCAGCGATCAAGTTGACTCTGAGGGCATTCCTTACAACTCGGGTGATTACGGACAAATTGCCCTGGATCGTCCTGACACCTTGAAAGACTTCGAGGATTTAGTCGAGACTGACATTGTCTCGGTTGTGCAGGCCAAGCTTGGTGGCGCTGAGAAAGTGACTGAGATCCAAAATGCGCTTGCTGCACGCATTGCAAAGCAGATCACGCCAACTCAGGCGTCTGGTCTACCTTCTAGCTGGTGATGTTGGCTAGTCACAGGCACAGCGTGAATTTCTTGCTCAACAGTGACAATGGCTAAATCACTGAATGGTGAGTCATTCGTACCCAAAAAACCCAAAAAGACCAGTCAGGGAAATGGCTCACATTCTCGCCCATCACATGGTCGGAAAAAGTACCGTGGCCAAGGAAAACGTTAGATCTCTTCCAAATGCTCAAATTTCTTCTTGCGAGTGGTGCCGCCGTTTCGGCGTGTGCGCTGGCATCTCCTGCTCAGGCCGATTGGTACGTCAACCCTGAGTTGAACGTCGGCGTCGGTCTCGACTCTGGAACAGGCTCCGGCATCCTGGAGACCCACCTCGGGTACGACTTCGATAACGGTGCCTATGTGCAGATGGGTCCGGCAGCAGTCTTCCCAGATTCCACCAAGAGTGAAGTCGAATTCACCGGCAAAGCTGGCATCGGTGGCGGCCCTCTCTACGGTGAGGTGTCATTCGGCACTGGCGATGAACTAGGCCTCGGCTTCAAGACTGGCGCGAAGTTCTCATTCTGAGCTACGATTAAGTGGCAGAGCTGCCCTTCCTGGTCTCACACAGCAGGGAGGGCTTTTCCATATCAGGCATGCAAAAGATTTACAATCTGCTCGGTGTACTGGGCTTCGCGATATCTGGCACGATGGCGATTGGTGGCGTTGTAGCCTACACACGCGTGCCGTCAATGATCAATAACTACGCCAGCGAGCTGAAACTAGAACTAACCAAAACGATCCTGGATCAGGTGCCTGTCCCAGAGATCCCTGAGATGCCGCAACTGCCAGCAGAGACCGGCCCGGCTATTCCATCAATCAATTGAATGACTAGATCTCATGGAAATCCGTGAGATCGTCGTGCCTGAGATCAACCCGGCCGTAGATCTGCCACGGGTCGCAATACCGCAAGCGCCGCCGGTCACGCTAGACATCGGCGTGCCAGTAATTGAGCTGCCTCACTTCAATCCGATGGATATGGAGCCTGAGGTTGAGCCACAGCCCGTCAAGCCTGCAAGACCCAAGCCAGCTGATCCACCATCAGCTGCAACACCACCGCCGGTCAGGCTCCCCAAAAAAGAACCACCAGCAGCACCAGCACTAGAATCACCAGCACAACCACCTGCCGAGCCAAAGCCGTTAACCCAGCGTATCGTCGAGGCAATCCCGACTATTCCGCAGGCGGTTAATACGGCTGGTACATCGGCGATTGCAGTGTCAGCCGCCCTAGCAACTCCCATATTGCTCAAGGCGATCCGGCCGACGATTAAGAAGTTGGCAAAAAAACTTCAGCAAGCATTGGGTAAAAAAGTCAAGGTTGAGAGTGTCTATGAGCGGAGGAAGTTCCAGAGGTCGTTACGGAAATAGAATGAGTGTGTGGGACGGGTTGGTGTGCCCGCACATCGCGGCACACTTTTTCATAGGGGCTGCCTTTGGCAAAGCGTATGCCCTTCATCATCAACTCACCACAATGCTTCAAGCGCGAGATCTCAAAGTCGAGTCTCTTATTGGCCAGCAGTTGTTGTTGAAGTGCGAGCTGCGTGTCGACGGCTTCTTTACATCTGCGCTGCAGGCCTTGGTCTAGCGGGATGGTGGCCTGAATCGACAGGCCCAGGTTCCAGTTGTGGTTGTCTTTCTGGCCTGTGCGCGTGTCCTTGAAAAAAAGCACGTCGCCTGGATTGTCTAGGCGTCCGTCATCATCGAGATCTGACAGGTCGTACACCGGGTCTGGGTAGCTGTATTCATATGGCAGGCCCCAGGACTTGGTGCGGTTCAAATACGGTGTCACCGTCAACGTTGGTCCTTGACACTGGATGTTTCCTCCGTAAGTATTCGTGATCGCACTGCCCTGAAGTATCTGCACCGCCTGATTGCTTACCGATCCACTGCTGGTCGCAGTTGGGCTCGCAGTGGCCGAGATGCCGCCGACATCCTGCGCATTGACTGGCGCAGCAGCAACTATTCCGAGAAGGACGAGACCGTATCCGTGACGCTGGTAATTTCGGTGACCCGCTGGATGGTGGTGATGTTGCTGAGGCCCGGCCCCTTCAGGCTCTCGACGAATTGAAACGCTTCCCCCGGCTTGATGATTGACCAGTTTGGTCGCTCTCCTAAAGAAGTCCATCCGTTGACCGTGGTGCTAGATACGGGGTTGATTGGGCCATCAGGCTTGATATTGACGCCACTTGCCGAGTATTCAAAGCCTGTCGAGTAATTCTCACTGACGATGGTCTCGGTGACTTTGCTGGTGGTCTCGGTGTGGCTAGTCATGGTACCTTGAGAGAAGTTAGGCACCACTGGCACAGCATTTGCCGCTGGAGTTGAAATCAGCAACAGCAGCAGCCAGCGCATCAGTCAATCGTGATTTCGGTGACAAGCTGCCCCACTGCCAAGGTATTGGCTCCGCCGCCAGTAATCGTCATACCACCATCCGAAGAGATAGTCCCTGCCAGATCACCTGCCGTGCCAGCTGATGTGGAAGTAAGGCTGCCAAAGTTGCCTACAGCACCAGTAGTTACAGCTGATGTTGGGACGGCATCGGCTTGGCGGTAGGTCTGACTAAAGGAGAAGGCATCACCTGGAACGTCTTGCGTTGCTGAGATCGTGCCGGGTGCGTAGACACCGCTGGTGATCGTGCCAGCAGAGACAGTATTGGCGGTGGTGCCGTCAGTGGTGTCGATGTTGGTGCCAGAAATGCTGAAGGATGAACCGATGCGCTCCGCAGTGGTAGTTGCGCCACCGACTTGGAGCTGAATACTGCTCATGATTTTGTGCTGTAGGTCAGCACGGGCAGGTGATCCAGCTGCGAGTGCAATTCCAAGAATCAGAAGTGCGCGGTTCATTTGATGCCAGCTTGAGTGTCTTTGTTATCAATGTTAATGTCCTTTTTCTTGTTATTGCCATTCGACTTGCGCTCGATGCCGAAGGACGCCATCGCGCCAGTCAGCAGCGAGGCAACAAACGTATTATCCATCTTCATCTGGGGATAGATCCCTAAGTACGAAATAGTGAGCAGTGCCGCGCTCCAGGTCAGCACCGCAGTCTTGACGATATCGGCCATACAGATACCATCTCTGTCGTGTTGCTCATCAGGATTGTTGGCCATGATGAAGTAGAGCTACGCTTTACAGTAACGATCACTTTTGCCATGCTGCTCGTTCTAAAGCCAATTGTGATGACCATGTGGCGGTCGAAGGCATTCAAGGAATTGATCGTGGCGATGCTTGAGAAAATCGTCACCAGAACTGACAACGACCTGGACGATCTAGCAGTCAAGCACCTAAAAGATCTGCTGCTACCTGAGACCCGCATCGACAAGTGAGGCTATGGCACATGGCGTCACTCAGCCTGCTCCCATTCTTCACTTTCTTCCGTGGTACGCCCCATCAGCTGGCTGCTATTGCAGAGCTTGAACGCTCCATGCCGCAGGGCATACTGGATGACAGTTCCGCTTGGTTTGAAGCATGGCGAGCGAGCGGGATTGATCAAGAAGTCTTCCTGCCCAAGTATTACAGGCAGCTCGATCTGCCGAACGGATACCGCATGTGCTTCACCAGCGCAGCAGCCATGGTGGCTCGGTTTCATGGGCGGGTGGTCGATGACGAAGAATA